TCGGAAGCCAAGGAGTATTTTGAGGATAATTCAACCCTAGTGCCAGAGGTTGAGGAGGCTGTTGAAGCCGACCCTGAACCAGAGGAAATAGGCGAGGAGGTAACGGACGAAACCGAGGAAGAACTAGAAGCTGACGCAGAAGAAGCGGAAGACGAAGGCGAAGCCGAGGAAGAAGCGGAAGCAAGCGAGGAAATCGAACTTACTTTCGGTGGCAATACTAAGAAGTTCGCGGCAGACGCCACAGCCGCAGAAATCGCCAAGGACGTGCAAGCGTTCGGTGATAAAATGTACGCGGATTATACCCGTAAATCTCAAGCCAACGCCCAAACCCAAAAGACTTTAGCCGCCAAATCAGAAAGCGTGGAGAAGTTGATGGATTTGAACGGTGAGGCTTTGCAAACTTACTCAGTAGGCTTGCAACTGCGAAACGATATTCAGCAACTTCAATCGGTTGATTTAGATACTCTGTGGCAGTCTAACCCAGACCAAGCCCGTATTTATTCCGATAGTCTGGCTCAGAAGCAGGCTGAATTTCAAAACATTGTTTCCCTCGTAGATCAACAGGAAACGGCACTTAACCAAGCGAAGCAGGATCACTCTGTACGTCGCGGGCAAGAGGGCCGAAAAGCGTTGAACAACAAAATCCAAGACTTCGAAACGAAGGTCGCACCTCAAGTGGTCGATTACGTTATGGAGAGCTATGGATGGGACAAAGCCACAGCGGAAAAATGGGATCAAAACCCCGATATGACCGACATGGCTAGAAAGGCAATGTTATATGACCAATCGCAAGCCAAGATGCAGTCAGCGTCTAAAAAAACGGCTCCAAAAGCTAAACCTGTTTCCGCGATGAAAGCGAAGGGGAAAGGGGCCACAACCTCCGATCCTTCTAAAATGTCGTTGGAACAGTTGTCCAAGCATTTGAAGCTCAAACCTTAATGTTTAATAATAGGAGTTAGTCAAAATGGCTAATACTACTTTAACAGCTGATATTATTGCAAAAGCCGCAGTACTACAGCTAGACAATAACCTCGTGATGGCGAAGAAAGTTTTTCGCGGTTATGAGGAGGAGTTTTCTAAGAGCATCAACGGCTATGAAGTCGGCTCTAGCATCTCCGTAAAACGCCCTATGGACTTTACCGTCCGTGATGGCGCTGTAATGAGCGTACAAGACACTACCGAAGGCAAATTCACCATGAGCGTTGATAAGCGCAAAGGTATTGACTTCGAGTTCTCTTCTCAAGAGCTTACCCTCTCGATTGGTGAATTGTCAGAGCGCGTTATCAAGCCAGCTATGATTCAGCTTGCCAACCAAATTGATAGCGACCTTCACGCTGAATACAAGAACGTCAGTAAATGGGTGGGTACTCCAGGCCAAACGATCAACAGCTTTGCTGATCTTTCTAAAGGCATGGAGCGTCTTGACGATATGGGTGTTCCTTCCGATGGCCGCTGTGCTGTTCTAAGCCCAGCAGATCATTGGGGCATGGTCGGCAACTTGACTGGCCTGTTCATTGAGCGTTCAGCAAACGATGCTTATCGCAAAGGTACTCTTGGTGAAGTTGGCGGCGTTGAGCTTATGATGTCTCAAAACAACAAGACTCACACTGTTGGCGTTAATACGGGTACTCCGTTGACCAACGGTGCGGATCAAGATGTCACTTACGCAGCCTCAAAAGACACCAATACTCAGACGCTTATTACTGACGGTTGGACTTCTGGTGCTGTTACGCTAAATGCTGGTGACGTATTTACCATCGCGGGTATCTACGACGTTAATCCAGTGACTAAAGCAACCTTGGCTCACTTGAAACAGTTTACTGTTGTGACAACCATTTCGGATACTTCCGGTGCCATCACCCTTACGATGTCTCCTGCCGCTATCCAATCTGGTGCGCATCAAACTGTTTCAGCTGACATCGGCGATGGCCTTGCCATTACCGTTCTCGGTACAGACAGCACTGGCTACAGCCAGAACTTGATGTTCACGGAAGGGGCATTCGCCTTGGTCAGTGTTCCATTGGTATCGCCTCCTGGCGCTGTTGATGTATCTCGCCAGAGTTACAAAGGCACCAATGTTCGAGTCATTCCAGTTTATGACGGAACAAATGACGTTTCCAAGTGGCGTTTGGATGTTCTCTATGGTGTAAAAACCATCGACGAACGTCAGGCTGTGCGGGTTTCCGGTACTGCTTAACACAAATCATCGGGAGGGTGCAGAAGCCCTCCCGGTATTTTAAGGAGAAATAAAAATGGCCGCACGTCCAAAACCGCGCAAGAAAAAAGGTAATTCCCTTATAAACGAGGTAGACGCGCCAGAAGTTATAGAGGAGGTTGTTGCAGGCTCAGGTCGAACAGCAGGATACAAAGACGGCAAAGATTGTGTCGAGACTAAATCTTTCCCTGTCGGAAAACTACCATCGGGATGGAAAGATACGCCAGCGGGTTTGAAGAATTATTCTGACAATGAAAGAACTATTTTCCAAGAGGTTGATTAATGACGCTTTTATCCATTGCCAATTCAGTTGCCGACGAGACGAAAGGCCCACGTCCAGACACAATTGCGTCTAACACAGACCCGGCGGCTCAGAATATCCTGCGTCTTATCAACAAAGTCGGTAAGCGCCTACAAAAAGCCTATGCCTGGAATATTCTAACGAAAGAGGGAACTGTTACAGCTCCCGGCGTTGAAACGCTTATTGCTTCCGCCGCGCTGCCTTCTGACTTTGATCGGATTATCCCTGAAACTTTCTGGGATCGCGGTTCAAACAATCTTATCTCCGGGCCAATCAGCGCTGTCGAATGGCAGGGCTTGAAAGTGCAAACCTATTCCTCTCAAAATAAAAAATACAGATATAGAGGCGGTGATATTATTACTTCCCCTATTATTGACAGCGGTGTTACTTGCGCTTATGAGTATGTTTCTATTAATTGGTGCGATATAGCGTCAGGATCTGGCGAGAAGGCCGCGTTCACCATTGATACAGACGTTGCATTGATCGACGAAGAATTAATCGTCTACGGAGCCATTTTCGAATGGCTCGACAGTGAAGGCCAGCCGAGTAACAACGCGGCACGTCAATACAAAGACCATTTTGATCTATTAGTTAAATCAGATGAGATGAGCGCAGACGTATTAGTTAGCGCAGATATATTCGCGCAAAATACTAGACACTTTACCGGCGACCCTAAAGCATCACGCGCATCTTATGGGGGTGATTTCTAAGTGGCTTCAACTTCCGCAGCTTTACCACCGCCAACAGGCGGATGGGACACAAGAGAGTCAATAGCAGACACACCTGAAAATAGGGCCATCATCCTAGAAAATTGGTTTGCGGAAACCGACAAGGTTACAGTTCGCCGTGGTAGCTCTAGCCATGCAACAGGTATGACTGGCGCGGTGCAATCTCTGATCGAGTATATTCCATTAACGGGTGTCGGCGCTTTGTTCGCCGCTAACGGGGGGAATTTATATGACGTGTCGAGTTCTGGAGCAGTCGGGGCACCAGTCGTTACAGGCAAAACAAACGACAAGTGGCAGTTCGTCAATATCGGAACAACAGGCGGGCAATTCGTCAGGTGCTTCAACGGGGATGACGCATCTCTCTTATACAATGGCTCGACTTGGGCGACGACCGCGCTTACCGGATCTGGACTTACGGCGGCTAACCTTATATGGGGCAACCTCCACCAAAACAGGTTATGGGCAGGCGAAAAAGATAGTTTAGATGCCTGGTATTTAGGTGTTAATGATGTATCTGGTTCAATGACTAAATTCCCTCTTGGTGGCGTTGCTACTAAGGGCGGGTATATCATGGCGATGGGTACTTGGACACGTGATTCCGGCAGCGGCCAAGATGACGTCGCCGTATTTTTGACGAGCGAGGGCGAGGCAATAGTTTACGCAGGAACAAACCCTTCTTCAGCCACTAAGTGGTCGCTGATAGGTGTTTTTGCTATAGGAAAGCCAATCGGTCGCAGATGTATCGTTAAAGCAGGATCAGACATCATTTTAATGACCCAGGATGGCTTCGTGCCGCTTTCGGGTATACTTAGTATGGATAGATCGCAGAGCCGCCTAGTGGCCCTCTCTGACCAGATAGCCTCAGCGGTTAATACGGCGGTTCGGTCTTACGGTGACATTTTCGGGTGGCAACCTATTCTATACCCGAAGGGCATAATGTTGGTGTTTAACATCATGCAATCAGAAACGACTTCGCACCAATATGTATTCAATACGATCACCGGAGCGCCTTGCAAATTTACTGGCCTCGACGCCGTTTGCTGGGGAATGCTCAACGACAACCTTTATTTCGGCAAGGCTGACGGAACTGTTTCAAAGTTTGACGATGGAACTAGCGATTTAGGTGTGGCAATCGAGGCTGATGCACTCCAAGCGTTCTCGTATTTTAAATCAAGCCAATCTAATAAAGTATTCAAACTTGTTGAGCCTATTTTTGAGAGCGACGGCAACCCCAATGCTGCAATTGATCTTAACTTGGATTTTCAAGTTAAAACGCCGACAGGTGTTGCCGCGGCTTCTCCAACTAGATCAGGTATATGGGGTGTTTCAAATTGGGGAGTCGGTATCTGGGGGACGGCAGGTCAAGTTTACAGGGGGTGGCGTGGCGTTCGAGGCAAAGGGCGATCTGCTTCTCTACGAATCCGAATAAACACATCAACGGCTAGGCCGTCATGGATTGCGACAAACTTCACGTATCAGAAGGGCGGGCAGTTATAGATGGAAGTTCGGTCTGCCAATCTAAGTGACGTCAACGCTATTTTCTGGCTATTGATGGATATGGCGAAGGAAAATACAACGCGAGAAGTTTCCGTTGCCGGAACGGTTGATGAGATTAGGCGCATTATTGGAATTAACGGGTGTATTGTGGTTGAGAAAGATGATATAATAGTCGGAAGCGCGGCGATAAGCCCACAGTCACCTTGGTTCACAGATGAAGTATTCTGGGGAGATAGCTGGTTTTATGTTTTGCCAGATTTCCGCGCAAGTAGAGCCGCATCGATAATGAAAAAATCATTACAGGCTTTTGCGAAACACATAGGGAAAGATTTAGTTTTAGCTGTTCATTCGACGGATAACGCCGAAAGAAAGAACAAGTTTTTTGCACGCGATGGTGAGCTAATGGGTAGCTCCTTCGTTTACAAAGTAGAGGAGAAATAAAATGGGCTGCACTTGCGAAGATAATCCAGCACCACCCGCACCTATTGTAATTAATTCAGGCCAGACTGCCGGAGCGCAAGCGGAATGGAACCAAGACGCTGCGGAGAAAACCCGCGCTCTGAATATGATCAATCAATACACGCCAGAAGGTTCTAGCGTATTTGCGCCGACCGGCGAAACGCTTGACGGCGTTGAGCAGTTTGGTGTTACTCAAACTTATTCACCAGAACAGCAAACATTATTCGATAGCCAAAACCGTATGAAGCAAGGCTATGCTGATTTTGGTGAAAGACAACTGGCTGACGTCCAAGATATATATGGGACGGCTTTTGATTACAGCCAATTCGGTGATGCGCCAACGCTCGATGAAAATAGTCGCGCGACGGCTCGCGCTAATATTATTGCTCGTAACCAGCCTCAGATAGATCAGGCTCGGTCGGCGTTTGAAACTAATATGGCGACATCTGGGATTATGGAAGGCTCGGCGGCTTACGACGACGCGCTGGCTAATATCAACCGCGCTAATAATGACTTTTACCTTGGGGCTGACGCTGCCGCCGGTAACGAAATGCAACAGCGTTATGGCTTAGACGTTAATGCTCGAAATCAAGCTATTAACGAAGCGTTAAATCAGCGTAATATGCCAATGAGTGAAATGTCAACATTTATGAGCGGTTCTCAGCCTGTTAAGCCGACCTTTGTCGGAACTCCGCAGGGTAATATTGCAGCGCCGAATTATGCAGGACTTGAGGCGGCTAACGCTTCGGCTCAGAACTCTAGCGCGATGAACGCTTACAATCAGCAGTTAGCTGGCAACCGTGCTAATACGCAAGGGCTTTACAGCTTACTTGGGGCAGGCACTAACGCAGTCGGCTACAATTGGGGAAAATAGAAAATGGCTAGAGGCGGCATAAACGAATATCAAGACCCGCAGACGCGGCGGTTGATTGATAGTTTAATTCAGCAAGCGAACAATGCGAACAATAGTTCGACTTTAGGCGGGCTTGCGTCTGTTCTTAATCAGGGCATGGCGGGCTACTACATGGGCCAGGATAAGCGGCAGCGTGGCGCGGTTAATCAGGTGGTCGCAGAGGAGATGGCGAAGAA